ATGTCATATAAACCTGGTGATTATTTAGTAATCTGTGATCAATGCGGTTTTCAAAGATATGCATCTGAATGCAGAATGACTTGGGATAAGTTGTTTGTTTGTGCTGATACATGTTGGGAAGAAAAGCATCCACATTATACTGATCCGAAGCCGTTAGGTGAGAAGCAAAGTGTTCCTGTGCATAGGCCTGAACCAGAAGAGAATTTTATAACTACACCAATAACTCCAGATGATTTATAAGGAAAATTATGGCTACCTTTGAATATTTAATAAATAAAGTAAATATTCTTATTGATAATCCTGCAATATTTGATCATTTAGGCGATTTTATTAATCAGGGTGTTTATGAAATTGCAGGCGGAATGCCTTCGTTGTTGGATGGAATTGAGGATCCATTACCAAATTCGCTTACTCCACCATTGCCTGAATTGTTTACAATAGATACTGTGACAACTTCAACTAGTGCTGCTTATGTAAATATGCCAACTAATTTTCATAGAGACTTGCAGTTTGTATCATCATCTACTGGAAGTGAGATTGATATAGCACATTCATTTATTGAATTTGCAGAAACTTATCCATTGCTGAATAAATCAGGAAGAATTTCTGAATCTATTGAACATGGAGGAAAATTATATTATCAAGGTATTCCTACAAGTAGTGAAACTGTAACATTACATTATTATCGAAAACCAGTTAATATGATTAATGATGATGATACTCCAGATGGAATTCCAGAACATTTACAAGAAGCTCTCTTAGTTAATTTTGGTGCATGGAAAGCATATGAGCGGCTTGAGGATGATAAAGATGACGAAATGAAAAATACACTTAAATATAAAAGATTTTTCCTTGAAGCCATGCGAACTCTTGAACTAACTATTCCATCATATACTCGTGGATTCATGCTTAGATAAAAGGAGCTAAAATGAAGCTTTCACTTGGGCCTTTTAAAGGCATGAATAATCGCGCTGAAGATCATGCGTTACCAGTTAATTCAGAAGATTCAAGTACGATGGTTAGAAATGCTGTAAGTGTTGATTTTACTAATGCAGGTAAGATCAAAATGAGGAACGGTAGTACGAAGAAATGCAGTGGGTTTGATATAAAATATGGCTTTGCTTGTTCTCAAGGACACTTTATTGTTGAAGGTACAACACTTAAAAAAGTCAATACTGATTGGACAAAGATTGATATTTTAGGTGGAGTACTTGGTGATACCTTTACTTATTATGAGCATAATAATGAATTGTTTTTTAGTGATGGTTTGAGAGGAAAAAAGATTCTGAATGGTGTGGCTCAAAATTGGGGTATGAGTAATCCGACTGCTCCAGTAGTTTATAGCTCTTCTGGAATATTTGGAGCAGGAGTTTATTTATGTTGCCTGACTTTTTATGATGCACTTGATAATGAGTCTGGATCAAGTGATATTACATCAATTTCAGTTATAGATAATAGTAGTGTTGTTTTTACAAGTCTTCCATCTTCAAGTGATAGTCAAGTTATCGGAATTCGTTTGTACATGACTACTGCGAATGGTCAAGTCTTTTATCAGTGTGGAGATGTTGTGATTGGCACACTGAGTTATTCTGTAACACTTGCTTATGATGGTGGAAAGGTTCTTGAAACTTTATTTATTACAAAGCCACCAGCGGGGCAAATTATTCGAGAACATAATGGTAGACTTTTGATTGCAAAAGATAATTTGCTGTATGTGACTGAAGCATATTCAACTGATCTTGTTTCTCAATTAAGTAATAGTGTTTTTCAATTCAGCGAGAATATAACTGTAGTTGAACCTGTTGATGATGGTGTTTGGATTGTAGCAGATAAGACTTATTTCTTTGCTGGAAGTGGTCCAGAGAACTTTCAGCAATTAACTAAACTTGATTATGGTGCGTCACTTGGTACTGGGCAAAAACGATCAGATGGAAATGTTTATTGGTTTTCAACGCGAGGTTTAATAATGGCAGGAAATGGAGGAGAAATAAAGAACATACAGGAGGAGCAAGTAGCACCAGATTACAGTGATAAAGGAGCTATGTTGATTCGGGAAGAAAATGGTATGAAACAGGCTATAACAAGTCTTAAAGATGCATCAATGTCATCTATGGCAGCAAGTAGTTGGATAACTGCTGAACAAATTCGAAGAGAGGCATAATGAATAATGATTATAAAGTCGGGTTCGTTTACACTCCGACGCATGTAGGCGAGGATGGGCAGATCATTTCTCAGCAAGAGGTACATAATCTCATGCCTGGAGATATGATTACATACATGCTTAATGCAGTATTGAGAGGGGGAAGTCAATATTCGACTTACTATCTTTCACTATTTGAAAATAATTATACTCCACTGGCAACGGATACAATGACTACGTTCATGGATGCTTGTGGAGAGAATACTGGATACACTACAACTGGTACAAATCGGTTGACATTGACTTTACCATCACCAGTAGCTGGATCAATTACTACATCGGCATCACCAAATGAGTTTGCATTTACAGGGGCAGCGACGATACGAGGGGCATTTATTACGACTGGAATAACTAGAGGATCAAATACCGGCTTGCTAGTTTCGGCAGCTTTGTTTGCATCTCCGTTTACTATGGCCAATCTTGGTGCATTACGAGTTCCGGTCGGGTTCGCACTCGTTTCGGCATAAGGAGAAATTATGTCATTTACTAACTACGGCGAAAATCTCCTTATTAACTGGACATTTAATACTGACTCGGTAACTCGACCTACGGCTTGGTTTGTTGCAATTCACACAGCTGACCCAACTGAAACTGGTGCAACTGCTGAGATGATCGTTGGCACCGACGCTGACTATATCCGCAAGGCTGTTACTATGGGAACATCAACAACCGGATCGTCTGCCAGCACAACGCAGGTTGTATTTACACCAGCAGTCGCAGCAGGGACATACACGGTAACTCATGTAAGCATTTGGACTGCGGCTACAGCAGGAAATTGTATTATGTATGGTGCTCTTGCAACTTCACGAGCGATAAGCAATGCTAGTCCATTAACTTTTGAAATTGGCGAAATCATCGCCGCACTGGATTGAGGTGAATAATGGCTCTTAAAGTAAGCACAGGTTTACGTAATCATATGCTCGGTAGCGATGACTTTGCCACTGGCATGAGCGGGTTTCTTATTAAGATTTATGGTTCTGCAACAAGTCAGGCAGCAGCAGATGCACTTATCCCAGCCACGGCTGATGCAGCGATTGGTTCGGCAACTTTGCTTTGTACTATTTCTGTAAATGGTGGTGGTACAGGCGGGACGTTCGACGCTCCTGCTTCTGGGGTTGTTGCTAAAGCTGCTGCTGAAACATGGACCGGAACGAATGTCGCATCCGGATATGCTTCGTTCTATCGGGGCGTGTTGAGTTCTGATACAGGAGTTTTAAGCACCACAGAAAAACGGGTACAAGGAACTGTCGGAACGGTCAGTAAAGACTTGATAATTGGCAACTCCTACATGACCATCGGCAATGTACAGCCTATCAATGCGTATAACATCGGGTTTCCGGCGGCATAATGGCTGATATATATACATATCTTTCAAGCAAGAGCATAGGTAGTCTGAACGGCTTAAGCCTATGCTTTAATTCTTCTGGAACAAGGGCTTACTTTGTCTCAACAGAAGTTGTCCCCAATCGTGTACGAGAACTAAGTCTCTCAGTTCCATGGGATATAAGCACAGCAGTATTTACCGGAGATACCCTTTCTCCCACAACATATCTGTATTCCTGTTTCATTGCGCCGAATGATAGTGCTTTGTATATTTGTCAAAGTCAAAGCTATGGAGTATTTAATGTCTATCAGTATTCTCTCGCTGGGGGATTATCTACTGCATCATATGTAGGTGTGAAAAATTTTACAGATGCAGCAGGAACGGGATCATACTGGATTCATTCCGGGATGTTCGAGCCTACAGGGCAGCAGTTGATTCTTGCTGTCAATACAACAGGTGGGGGGCTCTATTTAACAAAATATAACTTATCATCTCCATTCAACATAAGTTCAGCAATAAAGGTTGATGCTGAGTATTTCTTTACTGGAGCGTTCACTCCACAAATATTCGCATCTCCAACAGGTAAGCGAATATATACAGTAGACGCTGTGCCTGGAGTGCTTTCCAGGTTCGACCTTTCAACTCCGTGGGATTTTTCTACCCTCACAACAACAGATTCTTTTGCTACAGGAATTGATCATATTACAGGTGTGTTTGCAAGTGAAGAGGTTGAGAAGTTGTTTCTTCTTGTAGGAACTAGTCCAGGAAGTATCAGGGAGTACTCATTTACTCCTGTTCCAGTAGAGTTTTGGACGAATTTCTCCGGGCAGACTGAGATACTGGTATGATCACCTTCGATGGTGATCGCAGCCTTAAGCGTAGATGGTTTGCCAAGAAGAAACTCGCACAGATCAAAGAAATGGATATTCCGGCTGCCTGTCCGATCTGGGACGGATTCAGGTTCAAGGTATGGCAACTCAACAAGGATCTTGATGGAGGCAGGGTGGCTGCTCCTATGGGTGCGGTTGTAACTTGCTCGACTCAGGATGGCATCAAGATTGCCGTTGCCGACTACTGGGCAGGCGGATTCAATCCAGCGCAGGATCTGTATGTGATGTTCAAAGACTTAGGGGTTGCTGGGGAGTTCACTACATTTTTTAATAGTTCTATTGATCCGTTGACTGGTTATTATCCTATGAAATTTGTTCCATCTGTGAACAGTTCATATTTTGGTCTTGTTGATGGCGATACCTCAGGACCAGATACAGTCTTAGTAGAGGATTATTCTTCCTATCCTGTATTGCTTCCACAAGTCGGGGAACTATATAACATTCTTGTATCGGATTATTTGTTATATGACTTTACTGAAACCGGAGGCATTGTCTGGTGGCAGCAGATGTTTGAGAAAAATACCTCATTTTATATTGCCAACGGAAGTCAGCAAAGCAGAATAGACTGTGTAGCAAAGCGGATAGAGTACGCCGATGGGTATGCTCCTTGGGTAACATATTATAAAACAGGAGCAGATAGATACACTTCAGCGCACAACACATGGTTGTATGATTTCGTCGGTGACCCTCTTCAGAAAACGGTTGGATATACTATTGACGTTATGGCTGGGGTGTCTGGCAGTATCAGGTTTATAGATATAGTTACAGACGAAATCCCAATTACATTAAGAAATATTTTTGTAACATCAGAAAACGATGGTTCCTGCGAACCTGTAGGATCTTACGCATTTGACGGTACATTATTTCACGCTGTGAATGCCTCTACCCATCTGTACTCATCTGGACATGAATTATGTGAAGCGTCTGAATATTATGACGATAATCCAGAGCATGATCACTGGAGGTTGTTTTATTCGATGGTCGTAAATGGTAATGTCAATCTGGTAAATTCAAGTCAGTTTCTTGCGCTACTTGACGACCTTGCAACAGAGGACTGTCTAACTGACTGGTTTAATGCAAAAAGGATGTTTGAGCAATTGGTTGGTGCATTTCCAAATACGATTCATACTGTCCCCTATGACTCTGTGATGTTCCATGACCATGCTGGGATTATCTACACATGGACTCGGAAGTACGGCGCAGTCAAGTTCACCGCGACAGGGCTATTCCTCGCAACCGTCCTTGTCCCTTCACAGGTATCAGGAGAGGAAGGAGTACGACCGGATATTACCTACGCCGGGGTGTTCGACGATACCCATCTTTACCTGTGTGTCAGCAACAAGGTCAAGGTTGGGGTTAGGGCGGTGCATTATGGCTCTCCATTTACTGGATGGACTGCCTTGCCTGGATGCTCTGATGGTGTCGATCTTATCAGCGTCCGTCCTTGTATGGTCACGCCTGAGAAAATATTTCTGATTGGAGTCGTTAAGTATACAGTGAATGATGTTGAGAAGTACGCATTTGCTTCGCTAAACTGGATTCCTGAAAGTACAGATTTGTGGCAGATAATGGGCGAACTTCCTTTTCCAGTTGGAAATGCTGACAACTTTGCTCTCGGTCTTTATGGTGATGACCCAAGGGCAGATGCTCTCGCATCATATCAATGTCCTCCAATTGTCCCACAAAGTCCGGTCGGGCCTTATGATAAATACGCAATAGGAATGCCATGAGCATACTAATTAAAGATTATAAATATGAATTAGTCACTAGATATGGTGGAACAGCTGGCACTGAGGGTTACACTTCAACGACTACCGGAACGTCTGGCCAGTCTACCTTGAGTTACTACTACATCCCTGATGGTTGGACTCAATTAGAGGATGGCCAATGGATAGACGAGACTGGTGGGCTAGTGACAGGCTATACCATGACGAGCAAGGGGATTTTCTATCCTGACGGCTTCATTGGTGATGCTCCGCCTGATGGAACAAGGTCAGGAAAAAAAGGTATCTATCTAGCTACGACACTGCAAGAAAACGATATGATGCGGGCACTGTACCCGAACGACTGGGATGGGACAGTTACCGACATGCAAGCACGGGTCAACCATCACAACATCGTCTGGTATCAAGGCAAGAGTGAACTTGGGGTGCCTAAATACTCATACTCTGATGGGAGTTATCTCGCGTTCTGGGTTGGTTTTGTTGGCTACGGATTGTATCACTTTGTTGAGTATGAAAACTCTAAGCCTACGCAAACGCTTTCTGAGGATTCTACAGGATTTGATCAGGAAAACTATGATACTTTGATGGACGAGATTCTTCAAGATGGCAAAGTATCGTGGACCTCATTGGAAGACGAAGAAGGTGAATCATGGGACGGCATTTTTGATATTGAAATGGCTGATGGGTATGACACCCCCATAATTCCATCAGGCAGTGATACTTATAATGATGGGACTCCTCTCGTAGGAGACCAGACCGTCCCTACCTCGACTTACACTGTCGAAACCACCATGCCAGCGCAGGAGCCTACGACCAGTGTAAACGAGCCACTGACTTATCAAGAGATACTGCAACTAACTAATAGTGGCTGGAATACTTGGGCACGATCAATAAATCCTCTTAATGCTGGAACATTTATCAAGTTCACTGCAGCGTCAGGAGTAACAAGTGCTTGTGTTAGCATATCAACTAAAGGCATGGAAGGAGCTGGAGTAGCGAGGTTTTCGCATGGTATTATCTGTGATCAGAATGGAGTGAGAGTGTATGAAAATGGAACCATGGTAAAGACCATGTTTTCAGTACAAACTGAACTGACAGAAATTAGAATTTATCGTCAATCTGATAATGTAATTGTTTACATGGCTAAGACTGATGAAGTTTCTGTTGTTCACACTAGTACAGTTCCTACAGTATCTAGATTGCTTCAACTTTATGCTTACGGTTATCTTTACACAGCAGGCGATAAGGTAACATCCGCTGTATTTAAAACTGGTGAAGTCCAGTACGGGAGTGTCTGATGATAGGTTATGGAACACTGACAATCCAAGATTATGAAGTGCTGATGACAGGTGTTGGTACGCTGACACTAGACAATCTCCAAGTAGCAAGCGTCACAATGTCAGGGGTTGGCGAGATGGTTGCCACGGCATCGAGCAATTACGGCTATGCATTGTTTCCAGCACTGGCTGGATTTGGTGGAGATATCACCAGTTACGGTGCAGGAGATTCATCGTTTCCCTCAATGCAGTCCTATGCCGAGGGTGGACTGTATGTGCCTGTGTTGACTAACTATGGATTTTCAACCTTTCCCAGTCTGGTATCTTCTGGCATTCTCGGCACCATCTCTTATCTTGACGGCGATGCTGACTTTCCGGCAATGCTTGCTAAGGGTGGTGAAGGAGAATATGGAGAAGGTACGGCTTATTTTCCTGCTCTTGCTTCTTCTGGTATTTATGATGCAACTCCGTTCGAGCGTAAGCTCTACAGCTTCTGCTATACATTGGATGCATTTGGTCATCGTCCAGTTTTTGTTGTCGTGCTTGACAATTCCGGCCAGATTGTCGATACTATCACAGGCAGCCATATATACATCTCCCAGTTGCTGGCTTCCATGCAGACGACTGACACATTCACGGTTATCGGATCCTTTCTTGCTTCATTCGATACTTCTATAATAACAGGTGATGTAGTTATTGCTACTTCTGGTATTGCTGCAACAATTGACAATGTTGCTGCACTTGATACGACTGCTCGAGTTTGGGTAGTTAATATGGATACTAATGCAACTGGTCAATATGATAATTATGGTTATCTTTCTTTCTATTCACATGAAGGTAAAAACTATGGTATAGCAAGAGATGGTATTTATGAATTAACTGGAAGCACTGATAATGGAATTAAAATAGATGCACTGATTGATTTTGGCCGATCTACATTAGGGTCGGATTATAAGAAGAGAGTTACTTCAGCGTATTTAGGAGTAAGTTCAAGCGGAAAACTTTTACTCACAGTTGAAGCTGATGGACAGACTCGTACATTTGAAATGAAAGATTCAAGTACTACAATGACAAAGCAACGTGTTAATATGGGAAGTATGCTTTCTGGCCATTATTGGGATTTTATACTTAAAAATAATGGTTATAGTTTTGATCTTGATAGTATTATGTTTGAAATTATGCAATTAAATAGGAGACTTTAATGGCTACTGCCGCAGAGATTATAAATCAAATTATTGAAAATGCCATTACTACTGCAAATACATCAACTGAATCGGCACAAGATGCTGCGGAAGATCTTATTAGAAGTAATGCAGGTTTTTATCTTACTCCTCCCACAACTGCTACAGGATTTACTGTTGAAGCAATAGAACCAGAAATACCAACAGTCGATGATTCAAAATATAATTATGAAGCAGAACGTGATGCATTGATTGCCCTACTGTCTAATCAGTTAGCAAACTTTTTTGCTACTTATTATCCTCTGACAAGTGATGCATTTGATGAAGCCACAAATTGGTTAGTAAATACAATTACTAATGGTGGAACAGGGATACCTGATGCACTTGAAGATCAAATAATTCAGCGTGAAAGAGACAGAATTATTAGGGATGGGCAGAGAGTTTCTAGTGGTATAGCTGCTGGATATGCTGCGAGAGGATTTTCACTTGTTCAGGGACCAATGATTTATGATCTTAACCAAGCAACATTTGAACAGGCAGGCAGGATCGGTATTGCAACAACTACAGTTGCTATAAAACAAATTGAGATAGCCATCGAAACTATTAAGTTTGCAATCGGTAAGGCTATTGAATCTCGGCTGACAGCAATGCAGGCAGCAATTGATTATATTAGAGCGCTGGCAGTAGCTCCTGATGCAGCGGCAAGAATCGCAGCATTAAATACAGATATAAAAGCTAAGATGATGAGTGCAGCAGCAGACTGGTACAGAGCAAGACAGAATCGTGATCAAATGGTTTTGCAATCGAAACTTGCTGAAATGGGTGCTGGAATTGAGGTGTATCGTCATAGAAGAGATAATGCTGTGCAGGGTGGGCAAGTTAATGTTCAGGCACTTGCTGCTGCTGCGGATGTTTTTGCTAAGACTGCACAGGCTGCCTTAACATCTTTGAACAGTGTTGTTTCTCAATCTGTTAGTGCATTTGAATAATAAAATTAATCTGCGAGGCTAAAATGGCTTTGAATCAAACTGAAGAAGAGAAGAAAAGAAAGTTAAAATCCGCGCCTTGGCTTAATAGAAGTAATCCTATGAGTACCTATAATGAAGAGGGTAAGCCAATAAAGCTGAATCAAACTCCTCGTATAATTAATGCAATTGATAATTTAAAAAATACAGCAGAATATAGAAAAAGTATTAATGATCCTTCAAAGGCATTTGGTGCAGAAGCTTCGACTAATGAACCAGGAATAACTTTGAAAAATATTCAAACTCCAGCAAGACAAACTTCTCCACTTGGTGAGCCGAAAGTACCGAAATTATATGAAGATCCAACAAGTTTAAACTTGCCAAAAATTAATGAAACTCCTAATACTCAAAGAGATTCAGAACTAGGCAAGATGACTGTATCAACTGAAGGCGATATAGTCACTTATGATATTGGTGGAAATACTCTTTCATATAATCGGAATGATAATGATAGGCAAAATAAAACTAATTTAGAAAGAATAAATTCAAATGGTAGTCAACGAGTTGGTAATTTGGACATTACCGTTGATCCAAGTGTACCAATAAATGAACGAGGTCGAGGCCTGGGTAATATGATGGGGCCAGCTGGTACACCAACTTGGGATGATTATCATAAACAGCAGCAAGCTAGATATGATGCTTATGCAAATGCTCAGAAAGGTAGATTCTTTGGAGCAACTCCATTAGAGTCAGAGCAACCTGTAGATAATAGTATTGGTGGAATGTTTGTACGAGGTCTGCAAAGTAAAAAAGATAGATCTGATGCACAAATAATAAATGCTGAAGCAGATCGAGATATGAATCGTGCAAATTTTCTTTCTACTTTAGATCGTAATCAGATTGCAAGAGATCAACTTTCTCTTGATGCAGATAAGAATCGTATTGATGAGCAGGGAGTTATTGCAGAAAATAAATTGCGGGGTATTCAGGGTGATGTGTTGCAAAATCCGCCTATTAAAGAAAACCCATTAAAGCCTTTAGTAATTGAAGAACCTGATCCGAACGATCCTACTGGGATGGCTAAGAGGCAAGTAATTAAAATGCCAAATGCTGAAGGTACTGGATATGTTGATAATATGCCAACAGCAACTACTACACCACAAGTTACTCCTGAACAAAGAACTAAGATCAATGCCTTGATTAAAGCTAATCCAAACATTACTAGAGAAGCTATTCTTCAGAAAATCGCTAATGGAGAAATATGATGGATGAGTTTGATAAGATGTTTGGAATTAGTAATGAAGATGAACCAGACGAGTTTGCTAAGATGTTTGGTGCTGCTGAGTCAGTAAATAAACCTGCATCAACTGATTCTGATTTCATACCTGGTGTTCAAAGAGGACTTCAGAATCTTCAAGCATCTGCATATGGTGCTACTGCACTTGCAGGATCAGGATTGAAAAAGCTTGGTGCTGAATCTGTTGGCCAGAATTTGCAAGACTTTGGTATGGAAGGCTATAATAGAAATATTGAAGAAGCCAAACAGTATCCTAAGAAACATTCCTTTAAAGATATTTATACTGGTGAAACTGGAATTGGTGGTGCTGTTGACTGGGCACAAGGAACTTTAGGTGAACTTGTTCCAAGTATGGCCGAAGCAGCAGTAGGTGCGATTGCTGGATCTGTTATAGCTCCTGGTCCAGGTACTGTTGTTGGTGGTTTGGCAGGCAGAACTTTGCTTAAGAAAGGAATTGATGAAGCTATTAAGCAGTCAGTTAAACGTGGAATTGGTGACTTAACAGAAAATCAAGTAAGAAAGCAACTTACTGGCCAGGCACTGAAGAAGTTTGGTGGCAAGGTTGGTATTGCTGGATCAGTGATGCCACTTGAGTCTGGTGGAATGTATGCAGAGTTGTTACAAGAAAAAGGCATTGATGCTCCTGAGACTGCCTTACTGTTTGGTGCTTTGGCAACATCACTAGAGTTTGCTGGTGGTAATAGTAAGTTAGTAGATACATTTGTAGATGCTCTGAGTAAGGGTTCTACTGGAATGGTTAAAAAATCTGCAAAGGAATTGCTTACAAACATTCCTCAAGAAGCCCTGCAGGAAGGTGGGCAAGAGCTGCTTAGTGTTCTTAATACTGTAGCAAATACAGATGAGAAGTTACTGACTGCTGATAATATTGAACGCATTATTGAAAGCATGGCCGCTGGTGCTGTAGGCGGTGGGGCTGGTGCAGCAGTTAATGCAGGCTTCTCTACACAAGCAAAAGATCCTGGACCTGGAAAGACTGATGCAGAGATTGAGCTTGACAGAAGAGCGGCGAATATTCTTAATTTGAAAGAAGATGAACTTGCTAAGAGTATTCAAACTTTAAATGAAACTCTTAATTTAAATAAAGAAATTCTTGATGATCCTTATAAACTTGATCAGAAGGCCAGAGAGTTAAATGTTGATCCGGCTGAATTGATTAGGAAGACTATTGAAGATAATAAAAATAGTCAGAACCTTTTAGATCGAATTAATTCTGGAATACAGAAGAAAGAAGAACTTGCTAAGAAGGAATATGAAGCTCTTTCTCCTGAAGAGAAGGAAGTAAAAGAAATTGAAAATAAGTTAGCTGAGAAGAGAATTGCTGATGCAAGCCAGCTTAATGAAAGGATTACAAATATTGATAATGAGATTACAACTCTCTCTGAACAATATAATAAAAAGTTTGATCCATATGCATTAGATGCTAAAACTTCACCTAGTGTAGAAGAAAGAAAAGTAATTGAAGATAAACTTATTACATTGAACAAAAGGCGTAATGAGTTACTTGATAAAGAAACGCCTGAGGTTAAGAAGGCTTTTGCTCCATACACTACTAGAGATGGTAGGCAGAAATATCTTGAAGAACTTTTTGGGACAGTAAATGTAGGAGAGAAGGTTGGTATAGAAAAAGATGCTGCTGAATCTTTTCAAAATTTTGAGGCTAATAATTTATTGCCTGTAGAAATGGCTAATTATGCAAATGGTTTAATTAAGCTCAAATCTGATCAACAAACATTAGATTCTGAACAGCAAACACTTAAACCGCTTGAAGAAAATAATTTAAAACAGATTGAAGATTATGCAAATTATATAAGAAAGATTGGTGAAAGGTTTACTCCTCCAGAGCAGGCTATTATTGAAAATTATTGGCAAAGCATTAAGAAGGAACTAACTCTTCGCCGAGAAGAAATGACTCCTGGAACAGAAGCGTTCATGCGGAAGAAGTTCTTTGAGACACAGCTTGCTAATATTGAAGGTAATGTCAAAAGTGATACAGCAGCACAAGCTGGAGCAAAACAAAATGTTGTTACGTCTTTAGCTAAGCAGAACAAACGTCAAGCATGGTTTCAACAAATTGCTAAAGATCTCGGAGATATTCCGACATCAAATAGGCAATCAGTTGAAACTGAGGTTCCTAGAAACTTGCCTGGAGGTTTGCAGAGTAGGTTCACTAATGAACGGCAAGTAGATAGTGTTCCACAGTTTCAAGTAGCCGAAAATCAAGAAGCATTAGGTAAAGTAAAGCTTGATAACATTAAGAAGACCTTTCCAAATCAAACAATTACCCAACATGAAAACGGTTCAGTATCTGTACAGTTCAAGAATGGTCAAGGCTTAACTATCAATAGCATCCAGGCTGCTGGTCAAGACCTTGTTAAGTTAGCAATTGAAACTGGACAGATGTCAAAGAATGGAAAAATCCTTGGCATTACAACTGGGAATGAGATTCTTCTTGATGAGAACTTTGCAGATAATAAGACTCTTTGGCATGAGAACAAGCATGTCCTTGACAACTTGGGATTGATTACAGAAGCAGATGATAGCGCGCTGAATAGGGAGTTTAACAAGCTACGGAAGGCAGGCAAGCTTGACTTTGCTCTTAGTACTCACAAAGATCCAAAGCAGCGAATGGTTGAAAATCGTGCGAATATGTTTGCTCAGATTATGGTCAACAGAGCTGAATACAGAAACACTACGTTTGGTAAAGTGATTCAACGAGTAATGGACTTCTTTCAGCAATTGCTAAGCTTTGGTAAGCAAACAGTATCAGGGTTGGCTCGTGAAGTAGAAAGCGGAAAGATTTATGAAAGGCAAGTTAATGGACAAACTGTTCAGGTTACTGTTCCGCAAGCTGAAGAAGTAGCAAGTAAGTGGTACTCTGCACTTGAGAATGCAGTTGCAGGATTTAATCAGAAGCAAGCAACACCTGATCAATGGAAAGGAATGATTAAGAACTTTCCAGGCCTTAAGCAGGATGAACTTGATTGGGTTGGAGTGAATGATTGGCTTGATAAGCAAGAAGGAAAAGTCAGCCAGGCAGAGTTGTTGAAATTTGTTCAGGAGAATAATGTTCAGCTTGAAGAAGTTGTTAAGGGTTGGACTGTAGAAAAAGAACAAAGATTAGATGCTCTTGATAGTAAGTTACGAGAAACTGGTCATTTATCTGTTGATGAACAAGATGAATATAAGAGTTTAATTAATGAGGAATCTTTCTCAAAAACATTAGGAACTGATGCAAAGTATAGTAACTATCAACTTCCTGGAGGAAAGAATTATCAAGAACTTTTATTAACTATGCCAACAGGAAGAGTATCTCTTGAGCAAGGTTCTCAAGATATGTTTGAAAAATCTTTTAATGATTTAACTGAAGAAGAGGAAATTCAGTTAGATAAAAAATTAGATTCAATAAATAAAAATATAACAAAATATCAATCAAATCATTGGGACGAACCAAATATCTTAGCTCACATTAGATTCAATGAACGAACTGATGCAGATGGTAATAAGGTTCTTTTCCTTGAAGAGATTCAAAGTGATTGGCATCAAGCTGGAAAGAAGGAAGGTTATAAACAAGAAAGATTTGCTGTACTCGAAGAGGATGATATTCTAGCTATAGAGAAAGCTTCATTTGATACGAAAGAAGAGGCTGAGAAATTTGCCAAGATTAATGGTGGAGAAGTAAAAAGATATGCTGTACAAGGTGTTCCCAATGCTCCATTCAAGAATTCTACTCAGTGGTCTCTGCTTGCAATGAAGCGAATGATCAGGTATGCTGCTGAGAATGGTTTTGATAAAATTGCATGGACAACTGGACAGCAACAGTTTGATAGATATGCTCAAGGCACTGAAGAAGAGAAGGCTAAAAGACTTCATGGGATGCAGGAATTTTATGATAAAATTCTGCCGAATACTTTTAATGCAGAGTTCAATAAGAACAAGTGGGGGAATGCAAAGGTTGAAGTAATGGAAAGCAATCTTCTTGAAGATAAAAGAGTATCTAAAGAAGAAGCATTAGAAGCTTTTGATAAAGGTGAAATGGTTTTTATTGGTAAAAATCCTGTTGATCAAAGAAGTGATCTTGTTAATTATCAGTATGGAGCAATGTATATAACTGTTGCTAAACCAGTACAGAATCTATTTATTCCAATCACGAACCGCATGAAATCTAAGGCACTCCGTGAAGGTATGCCGATGTTCGAGGTTCGTGAAGCCCCAATGCAGAAGATCAGCGATGAGGAATATCAACAACGATATAAAGATAAGAATAATATAGTTCGTAGAATTGGGAAGACTCTTCATATGCGGGCTAGTGAAGTTAAGCAGTTTATAGATAAATTTGGAGGCTCATCCTATACAAGAT